CAAACAAGAGTTTAAATATTCTAAAACATCTTCTGAATTAGAAGGACTCGAAAATAGACTTATTGGATTTATTAAAGATAATCCTGATGGTTTTACAATAGATCCTGATACATTTTTTATACCTAGTAAAGGAAAAGCAGTTGCTCCAGTTAAAGCCGCTGAGATTGTAACAAGACCGGAATTAATTACTCCTAGATTAATAAGAGATTTTGCTAAAAACGTACAAATTATGACTAAAATAGCTGGTAATGTAAGCTTAGGTAATAAAGTTTATGCTGGTGGGTGGTTAAATAAAAAAACAGCAGATAACCCTAAAGGTGATGGCTTATTTTATTTAGATGCAACTATGGTTATTGAAGACACTAGAGATGCTTTATACACTGCAGAAGCAGGAAATCAAAAGGCAATTTTTGACTTAGGAGAATTTTATGAAACAGTCACAGAAGATGGAATCAGAAAACTCAAACAAGATCGTTCTTACAGTAGCGACAGAAGAGCAAGAATTGGAACAAATATACGACAATATAGTCAAGAATTTGTTGAGGCAAGGCGTGAAGATTTATCCAGACAAGGAGTAAACAAAAAATACTCTGCTATTTCAAAAGCAAGAGACACAAAAGATCAGTATGGAAGACCTTTAGTAGAAAGCACAATAGTTAATGAGTATGATGTTGATAACAACATTATGCCTCAACCTGAATATCAAACTAATCCTGAAAAAGCGACACCAGCTAAAGAGGGAAGAGTTTTAAAAATAGATGCATTAGCCAATCATCAAAAGAAAAGAGGCGATGTTATCTATGATATACATTCAAAAGATATTGTTGAAAGAGAAGCAAATAGAGAACGTGTATCTATTATGCTTGCCGCTGAAGCAGAGAAAGCTTTACAAAGAGATGGGAATGCTATTGGTTGGTATGGCAGAACATTAGATAAAACAAAAAAATTATTATCTAAAATAATATATCCAGACATTAACAAACCAGATCATAAATTAGCTTTTGATTTTGCATTAGCTGTTACATCAAATGGCATGGGTGTTGTAGATAACTTTGGATACGCATCAGAGCAATACGAAGCATGGGTAGAAACTGGTAAATTTCCTATTACTGGGTGGGGAGACAGAGCCAGTGCTATGGAACATGCATTTAAATTTTATAATTCAATGATTAAAGCTGGAGCCACTACAGAACAATTTAATGCATTTATGAATCAATCAACAACAGTTGGTGACCTTGCAAGCGATAAGTTTATTATACAAACAGGTGTAAATGTTCCGTCACAAGAATCTGTAAATACACCAGTAAATGGTTCTTACATTATTGGTGCTAAAATTGGACAAGGATTTTATCAAAATTTAATTGGTAACTTTGACAATTTAACACAAGACATTTGGTTTATGAGAACAATGAACAGACTAACTGGTTCTGTTTTTAAAAAACCAGTAACTCAAAGAACTTTTGACAGAAACTACGATAGAGTTTTGTTGGCTATTGACGGTAAAAAACAATCAAAAAAACTTGCTGATCCTGCAACAGAAAGTCCTTTAACTGATTTAGATATAGAGCTTTTAGAAAGAACTAAAAAAGCATTATCTATAGATATGGTTCCTCAAGAGGAAGATGCTCTTTATTTATTTACTGATCAATTTAACAGAGAATATGAGAGGTTTAGAAGTAGAACACAAAAATCAGAGGGAGCTAAACTAGGAGTTAAACCTAGTAAAATAAAATTACCTGATAAAACTGAGCTTCAGAAAGCATCTCAGACATATTATGACAATAGAACTACATTAGAACAACAAGACCCTAGAAGTTCTGACGACAGACAAGCAATGCGTGAGATTGTTGTTAGATCAAGAGAAATATTAAAAGAAGAAAATGGTATAGATATATCTAATGCTGATTTCCAAGCCCTTGTTTGGTACGCAGAGAAACAATTATTTGCTGCTCAAGGTGTTCAAAAAGGTCGTGGAGATGACAATGACTATTTAGATGGAGCTATATTTCTAGCACAAACAAAAGGAATAGATAATGAAACAATCTCAGAAACACTCTCCCCAGCAGATAGAGAAAGTCGAGTCTATAGTAGAGCAAGTCCCTATGGAAGAGATGGACAATTTCGCGAAAGAATTACTGGAGAACTTTCTGTCGAATCAGAAACAGATACAGACACCCAAGGACTAGACGAAACTGACGCTATATACGATTTTATAGAGCCATCAAGAAGAAAAGAAGTAAAAGATAATGGAAGAGAGATTAAATATTCCATTCTTTCTGCTATGTTTGCTAAAAATCCATCTTTATCTTTTGTTGATAGACCAACAAGAGGAATGGAAACTAAATTTGGAGACATTCTTAATAATATTGAAGTTAGGCAAAGAAAAAGAGCCGCTAGAAATAGCCCTGCTATAAAATTATTTGGCTTAGTAGAAAATGCAAGAGGAAATTTAGAGCATGTTGTTGTTCAAGAAGGCGAGCATTTTGATTTAGGAAATGGAAAATATCGTGGATTTGGTTTAGCTCATGTACGAGGTAAGAGATTAAACAGAGAAGGAAGACCAGTTTTATCTCATGAGCAAGAAATATTAGCTAATCATAATTACCCATCTATATTGCATGCAATAGAAGACATGTTAAGAGCTTACAAATCACAAAGAGCCAACTTTAATAAAAGATTCTATGATGAGCTTAGAGATAATATGGGCATTAGAGTAGAACCTGATGGTGGAATAAACAATAATGATGTTAGAATAGAATGGACAAAAGCAAATAATAAAGATGGCAGTGATAATAAGTTAGTTATGTCATTAAAATATGACAACACTACTTTAAAAAAGGGTGGATTATTTGGTAAGCCAGTTCAAGTGCTACCTCTATATACGGTTAGAACTATATTTTCTACACCAAAGCAATCTGAAAAAAGAAAAAGATCACAAATAAGCACTACACCAGTTAATCAAGTAAGCCCTAACTCTGCACAAATTTCACAAGATATAGAAGATAGAAGACAAAAGATTAGGTACGATAATCTTTCTGGTATTATTGCAAAAGGGTTAGGATTTATAATGCCTCCTGATGTTGCTTCTGAAAAAGCTACTAACCTATTAGTAGGATTTCAAGATGCCATGTTGCCTGTTGGGACCTTGATGGACAACCTAAGAGAAAAAGGCATAAAGATTACAGATGCCGTTGACACCTATTTACGAGAAGAGTTGTATCAAGGTATTGCTGGAGACAAGGTAGAAAAGGTACAAAAAGAATTATTTGAGCCTTTTATGGCACAAATTAGAGGGTTAAACATTGATGATGCAAAGATACAACAACTTAAAAACATAAAAGGTGCAGTTGATCTTGGTTTTTTTGGATTTGCATCTGAGAAATATGCAAGCCAGAAGTTGGCGATTGTGGATGCTATTCTTTATGCGCGGCATGCACTAGAACGTAATAAGTTCATTTCGGATAAAACAAAAGGTACAAATAGTGTTGGGTCAGGTATGACTGACAGCGAGGCTAACCAAATACTTAATTGGGTTGAAAACTTACCTCAAATTGAAAAAGCAAAAATAGATGACATCTTAGCATCAGCTAAAAAGATAAATGATAATACAATACAACAACGTATTGATTCAGGTTTACTGCCTCAAGATACATTAGAAAGAGACAGAAGTGATCCTGATTCGATTATTGTTTATGATAACTATGTGCCATTGCAAGGAGACTTAGACCCTGAGCAAGAGAAGTTATTATACGATGAAGGTTATGGAAGAAAGAGAAGAGTATCAAATTATTTTGGAATAGCAGGCAAAGAAGATAGAAGTGCAAAAGGTAGAAAGTACGATAACTATGCTCAGAACATAGTTGCTTCTTTAATGGCACAAAATAATAATAGTATTGCTAGAGGAGAAAGAAATAAAGTTGGATTGTCCTTCCTTAATTTAGCCCGGGGTCAAGAAGAACAAGCTGATGGATCTATCGCTACTAACGCTACCCTAATCAAAGAAATGGAAAATATAGTTGAAGATGTAAGTGGTGAGTCATTACAATCCAAAAGAGGAAGAGGTATTGATCCAGACAATGAACTAATATTAAGAGAAAATGGTAAAGAAAAAATATTATTTATAAAAGATGCAAGAATAGCAAGAGCTATGAAAGGTGCTTTAAACCCTCATCAAAGTAATAAGCTAGTAAGAGCTATGGGTAAATTTAATAGATACCTATCTGCGATAAACACTACATATAATCCATCATTTGTTATACCAAACTTGTTTAGAGATTTAGAGGCTGCGGGCGTGAACATCCAGCAGTATGACGAGAAAGGAATAACTTCTGAAATAACTAAAGGTGCTTTTGGTGCCATAAGAGGAATAGTAAAAGAACTTAGAACTCCAAACAGTGATGGTGCTTGGGCTGAAGAATATAGGAAGTTTGTTCAGGCTGGCGGTAAGAACGCCACTAACCAGATGAGTGATCTACAAGACCAAATGGAAAATGTAAAAGGTTTATTAGACGACATTAGTGAGTCTGCCGTTAAACAAAAGTTTGGTTTGAATAAAGGTCAATTTGTAAATGAAAAAGGTAAAAGTGTAATTAAACTTTTAGACGATGTTAATACAGCAGTTGAAAACGGTGTTCGTGTAGCAACCTTCAAAGCACTAAAAGAAAGAGGAATGACTTCTTCTCAGGCAGCACAGGCGGCTAGGAACGTTACCGTAAACTTTGCCAAAGGTGGCGAACATAAAGCTATGATGAATAGTATGTATTTATTTTACAACGCATCTTTGCAAGGCTCTATGGCTTTAGTTAATTCAGCTATCAAATCTCCAACTGTCAGAAAAGTTTGGGGAGGATTAGTATTATATGGAATGTTACAAGATCAGATAAATGGTCTCTTCTCAGGAGATGAAGATGAAGATGGCATAAAGGATTATGACGAACTTCCTAAATACATACTGGAACATAACTTAGTATTTCCAACTTTGGGTTTGATGGATGACAAATTTATAACAATTCCATTAAGTTACGGACTCAACATGGCAGTTAACTTTGGAAGAGCTTTGAGTAGAACTGCAAGGGGAGAATACACTGCGGGCGAAGCAACGAACACCATAATAGGAACTGCGGTAGAAAGTTTAAGTCCAATAGGTGCATTTGATCATTTCTTAACATTTGCGGCTCCTACAGTATTCGACCCATTTATTAGCATAGCTATTAACGAGGACTATAAAGGCGATCCTATATATAAGGAAAGCCCAACATTCTCATCAACACCTAAGCCTGACAGTCAGCAATATTGGTCAAATACGGGAAGAATATATAAATTCACTGCAAATTTATTAAATAAAATTACGCTTGGAGATGAAGTTCAGGGAGGTTTTCTCGATGTATCTCCTGATATGTTAGAATTTTGGACAGATTACTTAACGGGTGGTACGGGTAGATTTGTTCAAAGAATGGCTGAGGCACCTTTAAACATTGTTGATGCCCTCAAAGGAGATTTAGAAGTTAGTCTTTGGAGTGCAATACCACTAGCCAGAAAGGTTATTGCTTCGCCTTCAGCACGGCAAGATACGGGTAATTATTTAGACAATAGACAAGACCTATTTACGATACTAGCAAGAGTTGATTTAGCTAGGAAGTCAGGCAATAGAGATGAAGTTGTCGCTATGTACGACAAGTATAAAAAAGAACTCAGCATTGCGGGTAGACTAAAAGCCATAGACAATGCAAGAAATAGAATGGTAAGGCAGATAAGAGAAATAGAAAAGAACCCTAGAATTCCTGACGATACAAAAGAAAATATTATTAGACTTAGAAAAGAAAAGATAAGAGAACTTCAGCAAATGGGTTTGATACTTATGAGGTCAGCGGGATTTAAAAGATCGGGCTAGAAGTTAAAATAAACTTTTGGATCTAAAAGTTTGCAATATAGTAAGCAATTTATACTGCAGCCGTTATCTAAACATGCTTATTAAAGATGTAGCTAAAAGTTTAGGTTTTCATAGGATTTGATTTCGGCAGCCAGATGGATTAGCAAGTTGTTGTATTTTTTGGTACACTAAATACACAAGCATATTAGCAAAAGTTTATATTTTGTGAGGATTTTGGAAATTAAGCAGGCAGTTTCGTCACTACTGCCTACAATAACACCGCAGTAGGTTTAAGATGGTCTTCGATCTAGGGATCATATAAATAAGTATAAAAGCGACCATCTTGCACCAACTACTATCATACTATCATTTTTTCTTTTTTAACTTCATTAATTCTGAGAGATACCATTGAGCCTTCTGTAAATCTTCTAGCCCATTCTTATGATTAAATCTCCACATGTACTTGATGATGTTTCCCTGTAGGTAAAATTGGTAGCCATCTCCCGTAGCACTTTTGATTGCGTCTATACATTCGACCTTACCTTTTCTGTAGTGGCTAGGTCTATTTACATTATCTTTCTTACTCATCGTCATTCTCCTCATAATCATCTATATTTTTAAGACTGTGTTGATTTATAAATATTGGAGTTTTGTCGCCAACCCAAGCACCTATCGTATTAAAGTGAAACCATTCTAGTGCCTCTTCTTCACTCCATTTATTATCGTGCATCAGTATGAGTATACATTTGTCATAATCGTATATCGCCACTTGTTTTCTACTGAAGGCACTTATGGTGCTTCCAACGAAAGCATCTTCAAGTCCATTTACTAGTTTCATCTTCATTTACTTCTCCAACTCTTTTAAAATATTTTAATTCAAAATGTGCCATTGGCTCCTGATCTTGCCAATCATTTCTATCTGATCTACCGCCTTGCTTGATGGTGATAGGAGAAAAAAAATCCAAATAAGCTAATACATCTAGCCACGACACCAAAAGAATTGGAGTTGTATTTGTTTCTTTTCCTAATCTCCTAGCCTCTAAAACTTTTGCTAGAGATATTATATATGTAGGGAATGTTCCAAAATTATGTGTTCTGCATTTTACTTCTGCCCAGCCAACCAGCAGTTCTGATCGATACATAGAATAATCTAACTTATAGGACATTGGAAGTTTGTGGTAGACTATGCCCCAACATTTGGAGACATAGTCTAAAACTTGTTTTTCTGATCTTCTATCTTGTGAAGTTTCATATAAAGACCTAGCCATAAGTTAAGTTTAACTTCTAGGGCTTTTTTCTAACCAAGCGATTAC